CTAACTGTTGCTGTATTTGTTGTGACTCAGTCATCACACACTCCTAATGAAAGTTGAGGTGGAGAATTCATCCTGCCACCATAAAATTGCGTTCTGCAGGTTTAATAACCGACCTGCCTGATATAGAATTGGGTCATGGTCAGCATCAGGCGAAAAACCAACTAATGCACCAAGGGCAGCGATACGAATCGGCCGTAAAGCGGCTAAATTCTCTTTACCACCAAGCTTGTCACGTATATTGCGCACTGCAAATACCACGGCAAAACGCTCTTCTAGCGGCTGCGATATTGCGTTAACTAAACTATTTGCTCCGGCCTTACTTGCAAGCGGGATTACGAAGGCTGCCGGCACTTGTTTAATGCCAGCAAATGCCGCGTCTAAATCTGCAGCACCGCCAACTTGTACTAACGTTGGAACTTGTGCATGCAGGCGACTTACTATCAAATCAAGATCAAGTAGATTCATGAAAAGTCAGCCAGCATTATTTATAAGCTCGATTAAAATCCCGCAAGCTATCGGCGTTAAACACACGGTTGGGCGTGCTAGATTTCACGCTGCCTACCATGCTGGTTTGCTGATTCAGCAAACTCACGCCTAGGCTAATTTTGCCAGCCGCCACTTTTTCAAAAAACTTAATCGCATCACGATACCGATTCCGCACTTCTTCCGTTTCTACCACTTCACCACTGCTCAATCTGTAGCGGGCAATATCACAGGCAAAGTCACGCACAATTGGCAGCGTAATACTTAATGGCAAACTATAAGCACCTGCCAAGTAAGCATTGATTTCATTATCGGCAGCCACTAACCCAGCGGCTAATACTGGCACATCAATCACGCCATTATCATCACGATCAGAAAGCGCGATTACCTCGCGCTCACCGAATCGATCAATCATGTCTTGTTGGGTTGCGTAAGACACTATTTAGCTTTTTTTACAGTGGCAGCTTTTTTGACAACTTCAGCTTCAGCAGCAACTTCAACATCAGCAGCAACTTCAGCTTCAGCAGCAACTTCAACATCAGCAGCAACTTCAACATCAGCAGCAACTTCAGCTTCAGCAGCAACTTCAACATCAGCAGCAACTTCAACATCAGCAGCCGCCGTTAATTCCCCTTCGTTTGAAGGGGTGGCGCGTAGCGACGGGGTAGCAGCAACCTCACCCACAACCTCCAGCAAAACAGCCTCAACCACCAGCAACGCAACTAGCGCATCGCCTTCTTTTTTACTTAACTCAATCTCACCTTCAGTAACAATGCCACCTTCGGTTTTAATTGGGCTTAACACTTTATATTTAGGCATTTCAAATCTCCAAAACTAATCAGTTATTTAATTGTAGGGCTGGCAGATCCTGCCAACCCTACGCTCACCCGCAAAAATACTAAGCAGGCGTTTGAATCAAATAACCAGAGCTAATGCCACTCAACACCGGCACGCGCTCGTAGTTCACACCGTAGATCCAGCTCTTTTGGCTATTGTCGTAATACGGCTCTTCCACTAATGGGTTGCCATCCATCGTGTAGGTATAACCAAAGCTTGGCCTTTCCATTGCCAAGTTAGTTTCTGGCACGTAAGCAATCACCACGTTATTACCCCAAATGTCCGCCGCCACGTTGGCATCGTTCCAAGTCACTGCCGCACCAATCACAATTTTTTTGATATTGAACAAGCCTGCCAACATGGTTGGGGTGATTTGGCTAGCATCTGTACCAGCAGCACCGTTATATTGAAAACGTGCCACTACGTTAGGGTTATTCTTACAGGCATTAAAGGCAAGCGCAGACATCACCATCACGTTAGGGTACACGCCGCAGGCCTGACGAATCGCCTCACGCGCCGTATCAACATCAGTCAATGGCACACCTGTGGTAGTACTCCACTTAGTCGTGCCAGACAACACCAATTTATTACCCGCGCCATAGTTGGCCGCCGTGGTGGCTAATACCGCTTGATCATTTTCTAATGACATCATCAGATTTTCCATAATCACGCCTACTGCTCGCGAGGCTAAATCAATATTGGGCACCAACTGCGCATCACGTAATAACTCACGCGCCACTGGCACTTCTAAAGAGTCTTGCACCAATGCAAATGACTTACCTGAATAACCAAGCGGAATACGTTTGGCAGAAGCACCAGGTGCACGACGTGCATTGACTAACCTGAAAGCATCACGGTCAAACTCAATAATCTGACCACCTGAAACTGCCACTGGCACGCGTGGGAATAATGCAGAACCCACGAGGTCCATATTGGTGTAGCCTTGGGCTACGTTAGAAAGAATAGGGTTAATGACCCGACCTTGCGCTACGCTTAATGGCATAAATTTCTCCTAAAAATCTTGCACCGCCAGTGCAAGGTTTGATTTTTCGTTCAAATAAGTTTTTTAATTAACGGCTTAACAGCACTTCGATAAATGCACCCGCCGCACCCGCTGCCTCTAAGGCATGGCCGACAATAAATTGCGGCAAATCACCCCCGGTAAGCGTTGGCGCACCAGTAATCACCGCACCATTGGCAGCAGTAGATGTCATCGCCACCGCACCAGTGCCAACCGCCAATGAGCCAACCGCCGCAGTCAGCGTAGTGGCAGCCACGACACGGCCTGTAGTATCCATTGCCAGCGCAGCGCCTTTAGTAATCGCCGCACCCGCTTCGCAGGTCATGGTACCTAATACGCCTAGCTCTAAGGCCTCGCCTATCGCCGCCGCGTGTTTTGAAATACCGTAAATTTTGGCATTGGCAGCGGTAATTTGCGCACCATTAAAATCCACACCACGGTAAGCCGCAACGATACTCGTTGCGACCGTTGATAAATCTAAAATTGAAATGCGTTGTTGTCCCATTATTGGCCTCCTACGGCTTTAACAGCAGTTAAGTAATCACAATCATTCGCTTCTGAATATGAAAGTGCTTTATTATGAATCTCTAAGGCTTCAGTATTTACCGTAAAGCCGCGCGGTACATCGTAAGCCCCAGCCCCGGCCTGACCATGCGCATCACCAGCCGCTTTAGCATGCTCACCAAAATTAACCTGTGGTGCCGCTGCTGCCAGCGTGGCTTTTAACGCCTCCACTAAGGGCTGCTTGGCATCGCCTTCACCAAAGCTCACCGCTTCAGCTGGGGCGCTCACATAATTCAATGCAGCAACCACAGCATCTTTGTGTGCAGGCAACAACTGGCCAGACTTCACCAAGCCCTCAGCAAAGCTTAAGTGTTCCGCATGCGCAGCATCGTGGCGTGTTTTGGTTTGGGCTTCGGCAAAATCGGCCTGTTGTTTCTTTAATACCGCGTTCTCAGCTTCTAAAGTTGCCAGACGCGCTTTATCCTCTACCGACATAATGTCTCCTAGTAGTGTCTCGTTAAAAATGGGGTTTGTTACTGCTTCGCCCTCAAGGCGGTCTTTGATAATTTCTTCTGTTGCAGCGTTTTCAATGCTGGAGATTTCCCAATCAGATAGCACGCGGTCTGCCACTTCAATGCCTTTTTCGGCAATAAACCACTCACGAATATTGCGAAACAGCTTCGCAATATAGCGGTCGTCGTAGCCGTTAAAATCAGCCGAATCAATACTCAGCTCGTTAAACTCAATCACGCCTTCATCAGCCGCATTAAATGCTGCATCACGCATACCCTTAATGGCAGGGGCTTGCGCACCTAAAAAGCCAATATGCTTCAGGTAATAAATGCCAGGCACGGGATTAGACGGAGAATCTGGGGTATAAAATGAAGCCGACATTTTTTTAAAAGTGCCAGCATTGACCATTTCAGCAAAATCGGTATTAACTTGATGTGGGCTAGCCTCAAGGCTGCCACTGCTAAACTGCAAGCTTTTTACCCAGCCAAATGCAGGACCATCCACTTGCGGATGACCCACAACTAGCGGCGCTTCTTTAGTTTTAGGATTATAAGCACGGGCTGTAGCGGCTAAATCAGCCTCAGAAAAACTTAATACAGCGCCATTGGCAGCAGTATGCTTACCCGGCTTAAAGATTTGTAGTGTGGTGGTTGTTTTCATGTTGCCATTATGCAATGGCAAATGACGGCATGTAAGGCGGAAAGGCTTCCGTCACAGGGGGTAAGAATCTATTTAAAGACTAACAGAAATTTAAGGCTGGTGTAAATGGTTTAAGAATATAGAGAATATGTCAGCCACTAAAATCAACCAGACCAAGCAAGCTGCCAATACCGTTAAACCCGCGTTAATTCTTCACGCACTGCCATAACTATTTAAACTAAACCCTTTTTAGCCTAAATTATTTTAAACGCGGCTAAATGGCATTAAAATGCGTTTTGATTTTTAGGTAATAATGTTGCGTAAATAATGGCTGACAATACTCATTACCGCCTCTTCGGCAGAATCAGTAAGATTGCCTTGCTTGTCGATAGGTAAAAATGGGCGAGCAGGGATCGTTGATTTATGTCCACGTCCAGCTTTTCCGCCAAATTGATGTATTGCGCCATACTTAATATGCCCACCTACGCCTACGCTTACTGAGTTTGAATCATGTTCACTGATGATAGATGCCGATAACCCACCTGCGGTACGCTGTAATATCATGCCGGGCCATGTACCATGCTTAGACCGCTGCTTAATAGTGCTTGGGGCAAGCCCCATCCAGTGTGGACGACCTTGGTTAACAAAATTATCTTCAGTTTCAGCAATAAGCTCCAAGCCAATGGCACGCATGACAGGTGACATATTTTGTACTGCATTGCCAATATCACGCAAAGCATTTTGTACACGGTCAGATTGCACTTCAATGGTGAACATTTGCTTTTTCTCTCATATAGGGTTTTAATAGCGTTATCTGGCAACAGATACTCATCGCGTAACCACGGAGCCAACTCCTCATATCCATAGGTGCGCGGGGTACGGACAACAGGTTGGTAGTGTCCGCTTTCTACTACTTAATCTTTACGACTATACAGCAAGTAACCTCTACGCTGATCCTGAATATACGCTTCTACGCTAGTATAGCCATGCTTTTTAACATAAGCATCATCTACCTGAAAACTTGTTACGCCTACCCAGCCATCACGGCCTTCATCAAAGGCAGCATAGGCAGGCTGGTGTTGACCTTCTAGTACAAATTGTTTGATATAGCGACGGCGTAAAACAGCTTGGCCACTTTTTACAGGTTGCCAATATAGCCATATTTCATCAGGCTTTTTAATCGCTTCGGCAAGCAATGGCAAATAAATGGCTCGCTGATTTTTATCTACTTTCCAAGCGCCAGTTTTATCTCTAAACAAACTATCATTAATCGTCAGCGGCTCATCAGTCACATCAAAAAACGTAGTTGGCTTTGTCAATGTTGCATCAAATTCAGCAAGGAACGCAGCCACATAACGCTCTGCTGGCAAGCCTGACGCTAACAGCTTAGATACGGCAAATGCAGTAGGAGTAGGCAATGCTGGCAGCGGTTTAGCACTCGCTAGATTTCTGGGTAAAACACCACTTAATGGCTTGGGGGTGAAAGGGGCTTGCCATGCAGCACCTTTTGCTGGTGACCAGCCGTAATCAGCGGTAAATATGGTAGGTCTGCCATCAATGCCTGTAATTTTAAGCCCCTTAACCGTAATTGCTTTATCACCTAACCCTATTTGATGATCAACAATACGTCCCTCAGATGATTCAACAGTTAGCCCGTTGCGCTGCAAGCGATGTTCGGAAATTGGGTTAGCACGACAGCGGCAGTTATAGCCACAGGGCGGTTTAGCCACTGTGCTAAAAAATGCATCATTACCTTTAAACGTACGCCCATTCATCGCACCATGCGCGGGTCTGGTGCGCCTATCCATTACGGCTACCCATTGCCAATAGGGATGTGTATCTAAAGCCTCTTTCATTAAATCCATACGGGCATTCATAAAAGCAGATTGCAAGTTAGTTTGAATCACCGTTTTTACCCGAGCTGGGCTACCTAACTGCACCTGCTTAATTTCACCAGTATTGGTATCTACAACCTCTTGTTTACCCCACCAGCCCTTACGCTGCAATTCTGGAATTAACGCTTTTTTTGCCTCTGCTACAGATTGACCTTGCATAATATCGACAAGACTATTGCGAATATCCTGCAAAATATCCATACGCATGACTTTGGCAACGGTAAAGGTATGATTGTGTGCCTCAGCTTCTAACGCATCAAAATCCCAAGTTTTAGCCAGCCCTTTGCTTTTTAAAAAAGCAATGGCGGCTGTTGGCTGCATACCAAAAATAGCTTTAAGTGATGGGTCAATCTCAGCCATCTTTAAGCTCAGCTTCAGCAGATAATCTGCCCCATACTTTGGCCGCAAAAATCATTTGATACAGTTTTTCAACCAAGCCGGCATCATCCATGCTAGGGTAAGCTTCAGCCAACATGCCTAGGGCGGCGGCTTCATCGCCAGTTTCATCTATCATTGCAATGATGGGTTTAAGGATAGATTCCATTTGACCTTGCAAGCCGGAAATAGAAGCAATCGCCTCATCTAGTGTCGTCTGGTCATAAAAGTCATTACTAGCCGTTTCGGCAAAATCTGAATTGGTATTGATAGGAGGTGCTGGCGGTTTCGAGCCTGCATTACTGACCGCCGCCAATGGATCCACCTCCCAACCCTCGCCATAAGTCGCAGTAATATAATCAATCGTTGGTTTAAAGCCCAAGCTTTTAATATGTACATCACGCTCAGCATGGTCTTTCAAATCCTGTTGCGCTTCAATCTTGCGCCACACGCGTGGAATACCCGCGCCTGGCATATTAAATTCAACAATCCACTTCACCAGTGTTTGCTGTAAAGTGCCAGTCAATAAATCAGCATCAGCCCTAGCTAACTCAAGGCGAATATCGTTATGCGTATCGCTCTGTGAGCTGCCTAATCCCGTCGCTTTAGCCGTGGTGGTCATAGTTTCACCCAGTACCGCCACACTAATCTGCTCGTCCATATAGCGGCAAAGGTTCTCGTAAAAGTCACCAGAGCCACCGCGTGAAGATTCAAGCATCTCAATGATCGCGCCTTGCGGCATGACAACGCAAGCCTCTTGCCCAATGCCAGAAACCGCATTAAAGAACTTGGTCTGTTCGGTATCTATAGTGCCGTCTGGGTATTTACCCACCAGCGTTGGGCTGCCGAATTTATCGGCATACGTTAACCAAAAAGTAATATTTTGGCGTTTAAAAAACGTTGGCCAATATAACTTAGCCCCAATGCCCAAACCATACGGGCTGCCATCTTTAGCGCCCGCGCTATGCACAATAAACTTACGCGCGGGTAAATCTTCCCCCGTGATTAAATTTTGTATCGTCAATAATTTGGGCGCATAATTTTCATCAAACACAAAGCGCCGCTGATTCCGTGGAATCACTTTTTCTACATAAATCTGGCTACCGTCGGTATTCCAAATCACCTCACCAATGGCAAAGCCTTTTAATATTGCATCCAGTAAATCCAGCGTTAACTTATCAAAGTTAATGGCATTCAACTGCGCCTTTACCAGCTCGGCGGCTTTTCTATCACGCAGCGAATTACTGGCGGGTGCCACATCCCACGGAAAACTCACCACCGCCATTTTACGTTTATTGATGACAGCAAAGGCAAAGGCATCACGCTCAATATCATCATAAATCGCCAAGCCCTTACCCATGCCACGGGTTGCCAAGGTGTCATCATGATTACGCAACAAGCCCATAAACATGGGCTGTAGATAATTGCGTGCGGCGCTGGCTATTTCCTGATTCAGTTTTTTGTCCATACCTTACCCCATAAATCCTGTTAAATTTCTGCCGCTGCTCACACGGCGCTGCCCGCTGCCGCGAATCTCGGTTGAGCCGATACTGCTGACTGCTGCCATCC